GGGCGGCACCCGCTCTTAATCAACCAAGAGGTAATGTTCTTACTGGAAATTACCCAATACAATGGACTGGTCCATTATACTTAAACTAAACAAAAGGAAAACTATATTATGAATAAAATACAACTAATCAAAGCTGGCATACAGCAATTAAGTTTGACTGAACTTAATGAACTTTCTAGTTACATTAATGATGTTAAAGTTATGAATGCTAAGGCTTCATTATCTGTTGGACAAAAAGTGTTTGTTGTTCAAAAGACTAAAAAAACTCCTGGTGTAATCACTAAGATTAACCAATCTAAATGTCTAGTAGATTTATCTGGTAGAATTTACAGAGTACCAATGTCAATGTTAGAGGCTGCTTAATGACTACAACATTTTCAATAATCGGTATCATATGTATGATACTTGCTGTAGGGTCGATTGACGGCCCTACTCTAGAAACATCAGGTAATAATTTTGTCTTATGTTTCGTATTTGCAACAGTAGGAATCATATCTATGATTCTTTCAATAATTAACCAAGAAGGAGAAGATATGTTATGAGTATAAATGAAGATACCATGGAAGAAGTTTTGGCTGAAAACCTCGTTGAAGTTATTGCTACAATGACCGAAGAACAGAGAGATAAATTTACTAAGACTTTTGTTTCTAAATGGCCGAGACTTGCTGGTGAAGTTTCTTTTAATATTGATATAAACTTACAGGAGATAACTAGTGTTAATTAAAATAGACGATAAAGTATCTGTAAACATGAACCATACTATTTTACCAAGAGAAGGTAAAATAACTGATATATCTCTTGCCTTAACGACAAGTGATCCTGCAGGCGAACATGGTATACAGGTACAAGAATATGATACTGATATGGGCTATAATGGTTCGATTGGATATGTAACAGAGAATGGTGCTCAATATTGGGCATACTTTTCTCAAATTGAAAAGGATATATAATATGACAGGCGAAGAAAAATTTATTACGGCAATATTAACTCAAGCAGTTGAAGATACCATGTACATGGGAAAAAGACCCAGGTACTTAAAACATAAGGTAGAAGCAATCGATTGGATACTCAATAATGAAAGTGAACACCATTGGTCGTTTCTTAACTATTGTACAATGCTTGGTTTATCACCATCTAAAATACAAAATAAAGTTAAAGGGTTTATTGATCCTAAATTAACTTCAATACAAAAAACTATAATAAAAGATAATATGAAGAAAGGAAGACAAGATGACAATAGAATACAAATTTAATGAAAACTTAATTGTAAATGATATAATGGATTATGTGAATAATACTTACAACTCACATTATGCTCAAACTAAAAATTATCAGGCAACTGAAATTATCATTGACCAAGGTCATGGTACAGGTTTCTGTATGGGCAATATCTTAAAGTATGCTCAGAGATATGGTAAGAAAGAAGGTCGTAATAAGGCTGACTTAATGAAAGTTATTCATTATGCAATCATACAATTATCTCAAGACCATTATCAATGTAATTCAAAAATAGTTGCACCAAAAGAACCTGAATCTGAACTAAAACAATACCATTCAATGTTTGATAAAAAAGATAATGAGTGATATATTAGAAAGTGTAATAGATGTAGGTAGTGGATATTTTTTATCTATTATAATTATGATAACAGTATTTCCGTTATTTGATTTGCATCCAACAATATTTGAGAACTTTCAAATTGCATTAATATTCATGTTTGTGTCAATGACTAGGTCGGCACTATGGCGAAGATTTTTTAGAAAGAGAAGAGCTTAAAACTAATCTTAATTAAAAGACAATAACGGAGTGTAGCGCAGCCTGGTAGCGCATCTGGTTTGGGACCAGAGGGCCGCAGGTTCGAATCCTGCCACTCCGACCAATTAAAAAGAACAAAGGATTGTCAGAATGACAATAGATTTTAGACAAACCTATTTAACTTTAACCCTAAATATTCTACGAATGAGAAACTATAAATTAACAAAACGAGAAAAACAAGATACTGCTTCCTTTATAGGAGGCACTTATGCAATTTGTATTTCTTCTTTTGTGTTCTTCATACTATCATCGCTTTCAATATAGTTTTTTTGAAACCACTTCCAATATATTCTATCATTAAATATTTCTATTAACGATTTATAAGATATCTTATCTTTTAATATATCGTCTGCTAAACTTTCATATTCATAGTTATCTACTTTAACCATTCGAGTTGGTTTTATTTTAGATAATACTATCCATGTTCTTTGCTGTTTATTCATTCCGCTCCAAGCTAGCTTAGGTGGGGTTTTTGAAGGACTTACATGAGTACTTATAAGAACCAATAATTATAGATGTAGTGTGTAAATTAATGAAAACATACTATTGACTTGGAAACCGACCGTCTAGGCCGCCGTTCAGGCGGTCTTTAGAGGTTGAGTGATACGATAGTACCCCCCTAAAAAAGAGATATTAGTTATTGACTGGTGCGTTTGCACGCCATTGATAGCATGACCAGTATCTTGCTGATGTCTTATCTTTTGCTGTATCACAATTGTGCCTTGCACGAAAAGACTTTCTTCGAGCAGGGTCATCACGTTTAATTGATAATCCTGTTGTGTCGCCAAAAGAAACTTTTTTTACTTTGTCTCCGTCTTTGACATAAACATAAAACTTCTTACTTCCACCTCGTATCGGGTCATTCAGTTTCACCTTCTTACCTTGAAACTCAGCTTCAGTAATCTCTAAGTCTTGATACATTCCTTCACATACCAAATCTATGTTTTCTACTTGTTTTAATGTTTTAACCATACTATTATTTATAAAGGATTTTTCCAAGGAAATTTTAAAAGATTTTTCCTAGGAGAGAGGTCAGTCTCCCGACCCCTCTACCCAATACTTATACGTCCTCGACTTGATTATAAGCAGATTTATCTTTTGCAATACTCAATGCTAATGCTTGAATATTCTGTACTTGATTATCTATCTCAACCTGTGTCGCTTTTGGTTTATCGTATTTCATTTTTTGTAGTCTTTGTGCTTCGTCATGCATTACAGCCACACGTTTTACAAAATCACTTATCTTATGTAACATATTATATTTAACCTTCCTTAATGAATAAATCGAGTTGTTGTTCTTTATCGACCAACGCCTGTTTCTTTGCGAGGTCTTGTAGTTTATCCTTTATCTTTAACTTTTGTTTTTTGAGGTCCGTGATGAGTTCACGATTATGATGATTCTTACGTTCTAGTTGTTCTATCTTAGTATCTAGATGTCTATGTAAGGCCTTTGCCTTAAGATGTGTTGCAGTCTCCATATATTCTCCTTAATAAATTAATAAGAGTAAATGTACTCAATAATATTTAGTAGAAAAAGAAATAGTAAACTAAACCGCCAATTATCGTAATATCAGCACAGACAGACCAAAGTATATAAAGTCTAAACATCCATTTGCTTATCGTACTTACCAGAGGGTTCTTCATCAGCTTGTCCATGACTGTTCTCCTGTGTTCGTTTCAGCATTGTTTTCTCCTGTTATATTAATTGTTTATTATATCACAGTTTGCATAATATGTAAAGCACTACCACAATAAAAAATATTTCTAAGAGTGCTTTTCTATCATTATTGGCAATTTCTTTCTTATTATATCGCTTGTATGCCATTATAGTTCCTTATTCGGATGTTTAATTGAGATATGACCAAGTATCTTACCTTTATTTCTTCCACTCTTAACTGTATAGCCAGATGTACCATTACCATTAACAGCAACAGACTTCATTAAAACTTTGTTTAGATAATTCCTACGCTTGTTCGTTTTTATAATAGCACTAAAGTACGATAGTATACCATGCATACGTTCTTTCATTTTGTACATAATCCTATTAATGCAATCATACTCATTGGTAGCATTAGTTGTTCTCCTGTAAAGAGGTGTACTGACCACATGAATACAAGTAGTAATGTCATGATGACCAATAAAAGTCTTAATACGTTTCTATAAATCTCTGTTATCATAATTTTCTTTTCCTTTACTTTTTCCCCAACGAAAAAATTTTGAATATCTTTTCATTGTAGCCGTTTGAGATAGCGAGTATCTATGCCCTAACAGATCCCTTATGTACTCCATCTTTTGTTAGCCGAGAATCGACCCCCCTCTCTTAGTTGAGGTTGATTACGTTACCGTTGATGTCTTGTTCTTTTGCGTTCATCTGATGGGTATTCGTAGCACTCTCTGTCTTACTATTGCTTGTCTCTATGATATCTCCTGATACCTTGATGTTTAAATTCTGTGCAACATCTATGTTCATGTTCTTACCTGCCTTAAGGTTGACATCACCGAGTTGGCTGATAAGGTTGATATCGCCGTCTTGTACTTCTATCGTTACGTTTGCCTTGGCCCCTACTTCTATGTTATAGTTGTTACCTTCTGTGGCAGTTGCATTGACCTTAACTCGTAGACCTTTATCAAAGGTTGCTTTACTCTCCCCTTGTATATGTACATAGTCATCAGCCGTCGTGAGGGTGTAGTTGTCATTCTTTACTCTTGTGACCTTCGTACCATCATCAAATATCTCATAGCCAGACCCTGACGCATGGCGTTCATGT